TATTTCAAATATAAAAAATGAATATATTGTTGATTTAGTAGAAGAGTTAAAAGATATACCAAATATACTGTATGACGAAAAATATATTTGGACAAAATATGGGTATAGTACAACACCTAAATTATCTGCTATATATATAGTAGATAAATATAAAATAAGTAAACCAACTGTACATAGAACAAGAAAAAGCCTTAGAAATAATATAAAACTAACACCTGTTCAACAACGTTTTCACGATTCCATATCGAAAGATTACGGAGAAGATTGGTATAAAGTAGAATATAAAAAAATAAATAGATTTATTAATATTCTTGATAAAGATTTTTTAAATTTATACGGGTGGTATTTATCTGAAGGATATGCTGGTGTTAATAATATTGAAATATGTCAAGCATCGTTTCATAATCAAAAAGAATTTAACAAACTAATAGAATACTGTAGTAAAAACTGGGAGTGTAATGTATTAATAAAACCTAGTGGAATTATAAGACTTTTTATATTAAGTTCTGTATTGAATGAGTTTTTAAAAAAAATAGGTGGATCTGGATGTTATAATAAGTTTATTGATTCTAGAATTATAAATAATAATGGTATTGCGTTATTACCTTCGTTGTTTATTGGAGATGGTCACGAACATAAGCATGGTGTAAATTTATCTATGACTAGCGATACATTAGTCTATCAAACTAGACAGATGTTAATAAATAATGGATTATTAGGCGGTTTACATAGAGTAAATCCTAGAGAAAGAAAAGATGAATATAATAGTGCTAAACAACTTATGTTTTATTTAAATGCTACAGAAGAAAATTATATAAAAATAAATAATATACTAAAAACTAATGTAAACCCACGATATGGTGTTTTTAGAAGAAAAAATATAGAATTAAATAATTATTTTCTTGTACCTTTGAAAGAAATTAAACATATTGGTTTAGTAGATGATATGTATGATTTAACAATAGAGAAAGACAGTACTTTTTGTGTAAATGGTTTTGCTACCCATAATTCCACGAACCTTGAATTAATGAGAAAAATGAGTAACGAACAACGCAAACCTAGAGGAGATGTACAGTTAGCAAAATTAATAGATGTGCTTAAAGCATATGACTCTGGTGCATCTATTGAAACTAAAGATCCTGTTACAAATGACAAAAGAAAAGTTCCTGCTAAACCATATATGGTAAATGCAGCAGTTAGAGCATTTGAACAAGATAAAGTTAGAATTTCTTCTGCTGATAAAGAACTTGAAAAACAATTGCGTAATTATATTATAGATAGAATTTCACCAACTGGAACCCCAGTATATGCAACAAGAGATAATAAGATTAAAGATCACAGACTTGATGCGTTCAATTTAGCCATGGTTGGTTTCTTTAGGGAATTTGGTGGGTTACAAAAAGAAAATATTATTATGCAAGTAGTAGCAACTGTTAATCCACGAACAAAACAAATAGGTTATAATAAAGAAAGTGTAAAAGAAGCAGATCCAAGTGAAAGACGTCTTGATGGTGGAGAACAATCTAAAAGTGTTTTAAATAATCAAAATGGTGTACCTGGTAAGGTAAGTGTTGGGCATATTAAAATTGCACAAACAAATAGTGGTTGGGAATATGATTTAGAAGAAGAATATCATAATAGATATTTGCAAAAGCAACGTAAAAAAGCTAGAGTAGGAAAAGGAACAAATCCTATTCGTAGAACTAATATATAGGAGCATTTATGGGTCTTAAGTTATATTTTAGAAGAAATGATGAATATATAGAAGTTAGTTCTTCTAGTGCATTTACTTCTCCTATTTTAAGTGTACATGATGGTAAAGATGGAGATATTGTTTCTACTCAGCTTTTTTTAAGAAATGATGATTCTAATCTTTATTTTACAAATATAGTAATCTGGCCATATGATTTAACAAATACAGTTAATAAAGATGATACAGATTATGAAAGTACAGGTTGGGGAACAAAATTATCTGTTGGTTCAGAAGAACCCACTACTGCTGCATGGGGAAATATCAATTGGGGAGATTCTATAGATATGTCAGATATTGGCGCAAGTGGATCTTCAGATACTTCTACATATTATCCATTCTGGCGTTTATTAACTTGTCCACCACATACAAATGCACAAATAAAAAGAAATTTAGTTATTCGAGTTGAATATACTGAAAATGCGGTATAAAAATGACATTTGATAGCAAAGGACAATTTCCTAAACAAGATAGAATGATGTTGGAACTTAATTCAAAATCAGATTGGATTCCACCTGATCCAGCCGCTCTTGTGTTGCCGTATATAGAAAAAGATTCACCTGAAGAAGAATCTGATATTGATAAACGTTTAAAAAAAACACAACAAGTTATAGATGGATATAGTAAAATAGTTGAACAATGTAAAACTATTAGAGAAGAAATTAATCAAAAATGTGCTGGTGTTAAAGTTACTATTAATAGTACAAATGAAGAAGTATTATTAGCAGCTAGTCGTTTTTTTAAAAGAAAAGTTACTGAAATAACTTTTGACATGTACAAAGAAGCTGTGCATGCCATGGCAGCTGAAACAAATAATAACGTTCCAAATATAGGAGGCTGATATGGCTCCAATTAATCCTTTAGATCCAGCAGTTTTTAATCAACTTGCAACATCTTTAACATATGCAAAACTTTATCCTTTAATACAGAAAGATTTTATGGGAAAGATGGATTGTAAACAAATACACACTCCTCCTAATCAAATTGCAAATACAGTAGGTGGTCCAACAGCTCAGTCTGGTCAAGTAATTTGTGTTATTCAAGGTGGTAGTGATATTTTAGCCTCTGCTAAAAAAATAGAGTATGAAGCTATTGTTCAAAGTGGGGATATAGATCATCTTATAGAAGTATTAGGATAGTATATGGCGGATAATTCTATATATAAAAATTCTGGGATGAGAACCAGAGATATGCAAGTTGTTATTAGGTTTTTTGAATTAGAAGCATCTCAATGGGCCGAAGAAGATTATGCTCAAGCGCATCATTATAGAGATGTATACTCAACAGAAAACTTTTCTAGAAGAGTTCAAGAACAAATGGCTTATTATCCAGGAATGCAATCTGCTTCTCCTGGTAGTACAAGTAGAGTTGTTGAAGATCCCTTTAAAACAAATGCTCAAAAAATGGGAGATCAAACTTTAAACGCATGGGGAAGTGCACTTTCAAGTCCTGAATCATTTATGTCGGGATTAAAGACAAGAGAGGCAGATATTGATTACACAACAATGTTTCAAGGAGATGCAAAAGATGTTGCATCAAATGTTGCCTCGGCAGTGGCCGAGTGTATACCCTGTTTTGATAGAATTTTTGACGGAGCACAGTTGCTCCCTGACGGCAATCTTCTCGAGATACATCTGTTAAATATTAAATTAAGAACAGACTTATTAGATCAGCTTACAAGTTTATTTAAAAATCCTGGTTTTAATGTTAATATTTGCGAGTTATTAAATTTACTATCACATTTATGTCCACAAGATTTACTAGCTATTTTATCTTTATTAAGTCAATATTTAGCTAAATTAAACTTAGATTTTAAATTTAATTTAGATTTACTTATTGAATTAATTGGTCCTATTTTAAGTCCATTTTTGTCTTCTCTTACAGAATGGCTTGATAAATGGGTACAGATGATTTTAGCTCCTATTATATGTATTATTGATCATATTAATTCTACTATTTATATTGCTCAGCAATTTAAATTACCATTATCAGAATCATCTGTAAATCTTGATTATCATGCTGGTGTATCAGCACCTAATGTTTTAGAACATGTTGGTGGATTTTCTCAAGCTCAATCTAATTCTGGGGTGCATACTAATCTTGGTACTGGATATACCTCTATGTTTAATGAGTATGATCCATTTATATATGGGTATACCAATAATGAAGTTTTTAATATTCCAGATAAAGAAAAATATAATCCATTACCACCAGAATTACCAGAAGAAGAAATAGCACTTGCAAACGCTCAAATAGAAAATGATCTTGGTATAACTCCAGACCCAAATAATGCTTATGAAAATATGACAGTTGAAGAACGTCGTAAAATGTGGGATCAAATTAAAACTGATTATTGGAAAAGAAAAAATATAGATTTGCCACCTCCTTTAAAAGATTCTAATCCTAAAGATGGAAGTAAATGGAGTCCGAATAATATTCCATTGTCTGAAAAAGCTACATGGAATCATTCTTTTAATGGTACATATGATACAACATCCCATCCACCAGAGAACCAAAAAACACCAAAATCTGCAGATCAATATTATATAGATCCAGGTGTTATAGTTGATCCTATTATACAAATGAGAAATATTGTTATCGCTGGTGTAAGATATGTGCAAGATTGGTTCGAGTGGGCAACACAAATGATATATGATCTTTTAGGCACAGAGTTTGGTTGGATGAAAAAGAAAATGGATAATACTATGTTAAAATCACGTATTATCCAGATTATTATGATGATTCGTGCTATTCTTCAAGCTGTTGCTAGAAATGGGTTAGAATGTGGAGTTAATAGTAATTTTGATTCTGGTCAATTACGTTTTATTTTAGAAGATGTTATGAATAAAATAAGTCCATATAAATTTAAAGCTAATACAGATGGTACTTTTGAGATGACATTACCTTCTACTGCTAGTGGTACTGCAGCAGAAGCTTTATCTACTGGTGGTGCAGATCAAACATCTGGAGAAGTAATATCTTCTGAAAATACAACTGATACTCCATCTACTATTCGAATAAATCAACTAGATGGTATAGAAATACAAGAAATAAAACCTGAAACTAGTCAATTGACAGTAGAATCAGGTATTATTATTAAAGACTGTTTGAAAAGAGTCCGTTCTGATGAATTAAAGAAAGTTAGAGAATGGATTGCTGATTTTGAAGGGAGGAGTAATGGCGTCTAATAATAATATACCCAGACGAGAACAACCTCCTGGTATTGAAGAAGTTATTGGATTTTCTGGTAGAAGTAAAGCCAGTTTAATTCCTAGAGTAGTTAGTTCTCCAGTAAAAACCTATACATCAAATATAGGACGAACAAGAACTCCTAGTTTACATTGGGAAGCTCCAGAATGGGACTTAGCAGAATGTGGGAGGATTGTCGACACTGAATCTATAGTTCGACGAGCATTTGCAGTAAAAGAAGCTCTTTTTATAAAAGAAGGATGGGAATTTATTGGTCATGAACCAGAAAGAGTAGCTTATATTAAAAAGAGACTTTTGCAAATGGAACATGCTGGAGGAACACCATTTCATATTCTTATGTCTTGGACTATAAATTCTCTTATTCGTACAAATAATGCTTTTTGGGTAAAAAAGAGAGATCTAAAAGCTTCTGGTGGAGGCCCAAGAGAAATAGATAACGGTAGAACTATTGATCCAGTTGCGGCTTATTTTCCATTACCAGCAGAAACAGTTCGGTTTAAACGAGATGAATACGGTAAAATAGTTAAATATGCACAAGAGATATATGGTAAACAACGTGTTGAGTTTAATCCTGAAGATGTTGTTCATTTCTTCTTTGATAAAAGAGAAGGATTTTCTGTTGGTACTCCAAATATTGTTCCTGTGAAAGATGATATTAGAGCTTTACGAAGAATTGAAGAAAATGTTGAGCTTTTAGTATATTCTCATTTATTTCCTCTTTATCATTATAAAGTAGGAACAGAATCTGCTCCAGCAATGATATTTCCAGATGGGACAACAGAGATACAAGTTGTTGAAGATGCTGTTGCGAATATGCCCGCTGATGGTTGTTGGGTTACACCAGAAAGACATACTATTGAAGTTGTTGGTGCTGAAGGTGAAGCTTTAAAAGTACAAGAGATTTTAGCTTACTTTAAAAATAGAATATATGTTGGTCTTGGTGTTAGTCCTATTGATATGGGCGAACCTGGTTCTGCAAGTAGATCTACAGCACAAACTTTATCTAGAAATTTAGTAGAAAGAACAAAAGCAGAACAACGAACACTTGAAGCTTTTATTAATAAACTAATAATAGAAGAGTTACTTTTAGAAAGTTCTTTTGGTGATGAAAGTTTATTTAATAAAGATAATAAAGTTAGTATTAAATTTAAAGAAATAGATAATGAAGTTCGTCAGTCTTTAGAAAACCATGCTAGTCAAATGTATATGCAAAATGGTTTTACTCATGATGAGATGAGAGAGTATATTGGTCGTGAGCCATTTACAGACAAAGACTGGGAGAAAAGTCATTGGCGTCAAATTGATGAGCCTACTAAGCTTATGCAGAGTTTAGATGAACCATACAGTATCGAAGCCAAAGCTGTTGCTAGAGCAAATACTACATCTATACAAGAACCAGATCTTAAACAAGCACAAGCTCAAAAAGAAAAAGAAAGAAAACAAGAACTACAAGCAAAAAAACCACAAGCTATCTCTACTAGAAAATCTACTATTAAGCAAAATAAAACTAGTGCTAATCGCAATCAACCACAAAACCAACATGGTAAACGAAGTAGTGCTAAATTAAATAAAGATTTTTATGATGCATATGAAAATAATCCAGAACTACCTAGTCTTGATGTTGTATTTGCACAAAAACCACCAGTTCGTACTACTTTTTTAGGTCTTAAAGAGGATATTGTGCAAAATATTAGATATCACGGATGGAATGCTGATAAGATTAAAACAATGTTAGGTGTTGGATTATCACATGCAAAAGATATGTTAATTGCCCATTCTAAAAAAGCATATAGAATTGGTATTAATGATACAGGTGTTAACTATTTAAATATTAGATTATCTATCACAGATAGTAAAATAGAAAAACATATTACTAGATATGTTAATAAATTACAAGAAGATACATTTAATAATATAAAACGTCGAATGATAAGAACAGATGAACTTAATAACGAAGATGCAACAGTTGCTGGTCTTATTATAGATGCATTGGTACATCGTGCTAAAATGATAGATGATAACGAAGTTAAACGAGCATACAATGCTGGTAAAGCTGATGGGTATAAATTGCAAGGAGAAGAGATAGTGATCTTTAGACATAATAATAGTTTATGTAGTATATGTAATAATAAAACTTTGCGATGGAAGACCTCAGATGCTATAATTTACGAAGACTTACCTCCGTTGCATCCGGGGTGTACGTGTGTTTTGACAAAAGCACAAAAATAATTGGAGGTCTAAACTATGAGTGAAAAAGTAATATTTAAAGATTACTTCAAAATTATACAGCCTTCAGACGAACAAAAAATCATATGGGATGATGCGTTTGGTAATTATAGTGATTCTTCTTCTGTAAAAGAATTATTTGTACATATGGATGCTACCCATTCTGCTATTGGTAATATGAATGATAGGTTTTATATGCCTGTAGAGATGTTTGAAGGAACGTCAAGTTTTCTTGATCGAAATGGTAAAACTGCACCAATATTGAAACATCATGATACTCACCAAGATCCTATTGGTAAAGTTCGTTCTGCTGAATATATATCAACAATTCCTGATGATCTTGTTAATAATCCTGATGTTATGGAATTAATTGATGTAACCTTACCGTTTAGAACTAGACTTAAAGCTGCAAAAAGATTTTTACGAAATAAATTTGTTCATGAAGATACTTGGCAAGGATTAGGGTTTGTTCGTTTAGGATCTAGTATTTTAGATCCTAAATCTATTCAACAATTAAGAGATGGTTTGTTTGATTCTGTTTCTGTAACTTTTGGTACAAATCATGCCTATTGTAGTTTTTGTGGAGTAGACTGGGCTGATAAAAATAATGAACCTTGTCAACATGTACCTGGTGAATGGTATGAAGATGAAGATACTGGACAATTAGAGAAAGCACTTTTAATTCCAGGAAAAATGAAATTTAAAGAATGTAGTTTGGTTAATTTTGATGCAGACCCACATACTGTTATAACTATTACAAAACAAATGTCTGATGGTAATTTTGACAAAACTGAAGATAAAACATTTTCCAATGATAGTATTCATGATATAAAGAATATGTCATGGGAAGTTAATGATTCCGAGGGGAGAGCCAATATGAAAAAAATTGATGTACAAGATGGTACTCCTATCGAGCTCGATGATATAGAACATGGTATTTTTGATATACTGAAAGAAAAACGTCCAGATGTTGAAGATGCTGTATTGGCTAATTATGCAAAAGCTATTGTTTCTTTAAAACAAGAAGATGGTTTTTATATTGGCCAACAAGATGCAGAGCTTGATAATGATACCTATGTGCTCTATGCCTTAGAAGATCTTGAGACAAAAGATCAAAAAATTAATTCTGATGAAATATATACTGAAATAGAAAAAGAACTTCAGGATATGTTAACAGAAGGCTTGGTTACACAACAAGAATTTGATGATGCTAAGTTGTCTAATGAGCAGCGTAAAAATCTTAGCAAAAGTACATTTTGTGGACCGGATAAGTCTTTTCCAGTACCTGATTGTGCACATGTAACTGCAGCTCGTCGTCTTATTGGTCGTTATAAAGGCCCAGGTAGTAAAAATTCAATTTTAGCTTGTGTTAATCGCAAATCTAAAACTCTTGGTTGTGGTAATACAGGTAAAGATGCTAATATGCCTGATTCAGATACTAATGCTGAGCAAAAAACAATCAAAGATATGACTAACGAAGAACTTGAAGTTGTATTTCATGATACAGAAAAAGAACTTATTTCTCGTAATTTAATTGTAAAAAGAGAATGTAGTGAATGTGCATCTAATCTTAAAGCTGCAGAAGATGCTAAGATCGAATTAGATAATGTGCAAAAAGACTTAAATGATTCTATAAATACATTATCTGTTCTTAGAGATGAGTTGCATAATGAGTTTATAAATTATAAACTTGTTATTGATGAATCAGTTTCTATTCGTGGTGAATTACATGATACTCGTGCTAAACTAGCAGCTGTAACAGCTGTTGTTGGCGGGAAAGAAAAAAATATAAAAGATGCTGAAGAAATACTAGAAAAAGCACAAGATTTTGAAAAACAAATAATTACTTATACAGATGGTGTGGACTTTAATGAATTTTTTGCTAAAATTAATAATGGAATGATTAATAATAATCCCATAGGAAAGGTAGAGAATCCAGTTATAACAGATCCATCTGATAATATTCAAAAACCTGAAGGCTTATCAAAAGCCGCAAAAGCAGTTATTGAACGTTGTAAAGAATCTATTGCTGATAATGATATTGAACAAGCAAAAGCTCTTTTCAACAAAATGAAAACTAAAGGAGTCCTTAGTGACTCTATTACATGGGAGACAATCTCGACAGCCAACGATACAGCTGACGAGTAGTTGCCACTAACTAAGGAGGTTAGGACATATGACTATAAATAGAGGATATGGCCCAAACCACAAGTATTATGATGAAATGGGTCGAATCACTCCTAATGTGGAATGGTCCGAATCACATCGTCCGCACTTCGAAGCACAGGTAGCTAGTTGGCTTCCGGTCGTTCGCTATGAGAGAGAGCTTAGCTCTTGGTTTGTAGTTTCGTCTGGTAAAGTTATTTCTGTAGACAGATCAAGAGATTTATGTCTTGCTGGCTACAAAAAGAGATGGCAAGTAGGGGAATCTAGTGCTTTGATTTATACTTCGGATGATTATTCAGCAGGTGTTATTGATCTTACAACTGGTGTTGCTTATGCTACAAATGGCACAACTACATACACTGAAGCTCAATTAACTGCCGCCTTAAGACTTCGTGGTTTAATTAAACAATCTGAAAGAGCAATGGATTTTATTTCTCATCCAATTGGTTTTGCTTCTTATAATTACTATCAAGCAGCCGGTACAGATGTACTTAATCCAGCTACTTATAGATTCCATAACTTTAAATCACAAGAGCTTGCTGCTATAACTTGTGATTATGTTATTGCTGCTCCATTAACACCAGCTGTTGAAACAACCGAGACAATGGATACCGATAATACTGGTGGAGCTTCTAGTGTACTTTCTACAAATGGTTTTGGTACTGGTGGATGGCACAGTTCTGCACAAATTCACGCCATGACTCGTTATGCTAGTGATGTTGCTGCTGATGCTGATCTAGTTTGTTATGTGTTTGAAAAATTCCCAGTTGCTCACAATACAGACAGTACTCCAATTACCTGTTCAGTAACAAGTGGTCTTGTTTCACAGAAATCTGTAATTACAGCAGTTTCTGCTGCTGGTGATTACTTCGTTGATTATGAAGTTGGTGCTTTATTCTTATACGAAGCTGGTGGAGATGCTATTCCAACAGGATTTAGTACTTCTTCAACAATTACTTATTATAACTACGAAACAGTAGTAGAAGCAGCTAGAATTTCTAGTTATTTCTGCGCTACTGGTGATATTAATGTAGGCGATTTTGTAACTTATGATACTAATAGTAATTTAATTAAAGCAACTCTCGACATCGGTACTACTATTGGTTATACCTCTGCTGAAGCCGCATATGCTGCAGATCCTGACTATAGTTCTAGTGCAGATGCAGCAATTTCTTCGCAGGTTGAACAAGCTGTTACACATTATGTCGAAGGTATTATAGGTCAAGTATTAAATACTATTGAGTTCCCACGCGATTATCTTGATAGGGTTCGCAGTGCATATGTTGGAGCCACTTCGCCTAATACTTTAACTGGTATGAATTCAACAACTATTATGCAGACTCCAGGTTCTGCTACTGGTGGGCGTTCTGACCAGTTAACTTATACTAACTCAGCTGAAAAGCTACTTATTGTGAATTTTATTCATAGGTAAGGTAGGAGGCGTCACAAATGGCAAAATTTGATTACAAAGTAGCATTCGCCGATGAAGGTTCTGCAAAGAACAAACAAGGCTATGAGCTGTTTCGTGATACCTGGATGCAAAACGGTTTTAACGATCCGTTGGGAGAAAAAGTATCATGGCATGACATGATATCTACTCCTAATGCTCGTCATTGGCTGCCTACAGTCATTGAGGATATAGTTCGTGAACCAGTAGAACCCATGTTAATTGTTGAGTCTCTGCTTGACAGAGTAAACTATGAACCAGGTGTTCGAATCACATTTCCAGCTATTGGAGCTTTGGTAGCATTTGATCTTGCAGAAGGTCAAGCTTATCCAGAACAACAGCTAAATGTTGCACCAGGAACCATGACAGTTACAGTCGGGAAATCCGGCTTGTCTTTCAAAATTTCTGAAGAAATGCGTCGGCATTCACAATTTGATATTATTAATTTACATCTAAGGGCAGCTCGTAGAGCATTAGATCGTCACAAAGAAGCCAAAGGTATGAGATTTATCTCTGCTATGGGTGTTACACTTTTTGACAATGTTAATCCAATTACTTCTGTTTATGGTACCTGTACAGGTCGTGCTATTGATGGCACAGGTAATGGTTCTTGTAGAATGGAAGACTTATTAAAAGCTTATGCTTTTATTATGATGCAAGGATTTACTCCTAATACTCTGTTAATGCATCCATTAACTTGGGCTATGTGGATGGCAGATCCATTACTACAATCCATTGTGAAAAACACTGGTAATGGTCAATGGTTCCAACCGCACAAAATGCCAAAAAGTAGCCGTCCATGGGATAAAGCTAGCCAAGGTGGTTTAGGTAAAAGTTCTGCTAATCAGTGGACCCCTGGTGGGAATGCTGCTAGTGCAACTGCTACCTCTGTAGCATCTATAGATCAAAATTTACAAGGTGGAGCTACTGTTCCAGGATATTTCCCGTATCCATTACGTGTTCTTGTTAGTCCTTTTGTTCCGTTTGATCCTGATCGAAATATTGCAGATATTATGATTTTCGATTCAAGTAATCTTGGTGCTTTGATTGTTGAAGAAGATGTTATGGTTGATGAATGGGAAGATAAATCAGTTGATATAATGAAGGTAAAACTTCGTGAACGTTATACATTTGGTATTTATCATGATGGTTTAGCTGTCGGTATAATACGTAATGTACCTATTGTTCCAAACGAAATAACTTTACCATTACAAGCAACTATAGCTTCTTCTGGTTCACTTAGCGCTCTTGATCCAACAACCGCTATTTCTGGTCTTTAAGCGGATTGTGATCTAATTAATCCCGAAGGGGCGGGGCTTAACGCCTCGTCCCTTTTTTCTTTCCCTACTATTATTTAGTAGGTATGAGGATGAAATGAGAATAGTAAGAATAAGAACAACAAAGCCTAATTCGTTTTGGTTTTTTGATAATATTAATTTAACACCAGGTGAAGATACTAGTCCTCCTTTTGATTTTGATAAAGTATACGAAGAAGGTCGTCAATTTATAGAACGTTCTGTTAGGGTAACTGGCCGAATTGAGATTATTGATTCTCAGAATACTAGAGAACAGTTAATTACAATTACACCTAGTAAAAAACCACATTACGAACTCCCATTTCAACAACATAATTTTGTATCTAGAGAAATATTAGTATCTGTACCAGAAAATAATAATAATGAAACTGTTATAGCTTCTGATGAATATTATGATGTGTTTGAATCAACATCTCCTGTTATTGAAGAAATTCCTGAAATTAAAGATATTGGTGCGCCTATTATAAATAGTATTTTAGATATAAACCCTGAAGATCGAAAGAAAGCTAATAAGTTACTTACTCAAAAAGTGAATATTATTGAAAAAACTATTAATAAGTTACCAAGTAATCAACAAACAAGACGATTTTTATTTGCATGTTTAGAATCAGAACATAAAAGAAAAAATAGAAAAAGTATTTGTGTATTATTAGAAGATAAATTTTTACAAATTCCGCCAGAAGGAGAATAATATGCAAATTGTTGTTTTGAAATTAGCAAAACCAGGTTATCATTGGGAGATGGGTAATTTATCTGTTTGTCCAAAAAATCCAGAAACTCAACCTTTTGATTTAGATGCAATAGATATTAGAATGCAAAGAAGCATTATAAGAGCTTCAGAAGTATTTGGTGTTATAGAAATTCTTGACTATTCGGGTCCTCCAGAAATAACTGTACCTTTGCCTAAAGATGCATTGTCTATTGGTCCTGTAAAATTTGAAGAAATAACAATACCTAATTGTGAAGTATTTTCAGAACCTAAACCTATTTCAGTTATTAAAGAACAAAAAATTACAGAAGAAGATCGTAAGAATGCCAAAATTATATTATCTAAAACAATAAAAATAATTAAAGAAATTGTATCAGGATACATACCCAATTCAGAAAATAGAATGTTTATATTATGTTTACTTCAAGAAGAACAAAAAGGTAAAAATCGCAAAACAATTACTACAATTTTAGAAAAAACCTTTTTAGCTATTCCCCCAGAAGGAGAGTAAAATGGATATAGGTAATATTATTAGTTTAATAAATTTAGAAAGCGACAAAGAAGAAGAAAAGGTTGATATTACTGTATTTGAGGTCTTTGAAGATGAATTTGAAATTAAACAAATGGATATTAGTGAATTTAAACAAAAAGCTAAAGATGTTGATTTAACTGTAGAAGAAAATATAAACAATGACATTATAAATAACTTTGAGGTAGTTGAAGAATAATGAGTAATCCTCTTATAATTGATGTTTATCCAGCTAATGAAGCTGAGGGTATTGTTCTTGGTGATAAAATTACAGTTCTATTTGACCAAGAAATGGATGAAAATTCTATTGATTCTGGAACTTTTGTATTAGTTGGTCCTACTAAGGATTTTTTATTTGGTAGAGATTTTACACCATTAGATGTTCCTGGTATTGAAGACGAACAAATACTAAACTCTCCCTATACTACTGCTTATGTTGAAGGTATTTATAGTTTTGAGCGTGTAGCAATATCTTCTTTATCTATTGTTGATACATTAGATACTATTGGTTCTAGAACTCTTTATAGAACAAAAGTTACTTTTACTCCATCTAGGCCATTAGCACCAGGAGTATTATATACAGTTTTATTAGCTGGTGATGAAAATATAACAGATGATTATGATTCTGGTGTTAAATCACGAAGTGTATTTGATACTATAAGTTCTGTGTCTGGTAATGGATCTGTTACTTTTAATGGAAGTTACATTGGAACTACCACTACTACTTATCATGTTGAAATTACTGCTGGTGGACAATGTGGTAATGCTGAATATATTTGGTGGGATGAAAATGATCCATTAACAACTTTTCCTGGTATTACCACAACAGGTAGAAGACAAATTGATAATGGTGTTTGGATAACTTGTGATCCTGATAGTACTTTTGTTATTGGTGATACTTTTAGTGTTGTTTGTGTTACTCCTGAATTATTAGAAGATAATTATAGGTGGAGTTTTACAACTGGTAGTGGTTCTATTTTAACACCACCTTCTAGTTCTTCTGCTTCTGGTATTGCTGATATCTCGTCTTCTAGTACTTCAATTAGTGTTACATTTGGAGTATCAAGTGTATCTCCAGTATTAAGAGCTTATAATTTAAATACCTCACTAACTGAAATAAATATTACATTTAATGAAACGCCTGATGTGTTAACTATAATTGATGATAATTTTTCTATTTTTACAGAACCAGTTAATGGAGATTCTGAGATTACAGCTAATGGAGAATTAACATTTACTCCATCTTTATCTGGTAATATTGTTACATTAACATTAGATCCTAATCAATTGCTTGTTAATAATATTGTAAAAATTACAATATCTGATAATGTCAAAAATACAGACGGGGATAGTTTAGTAGAATATTCTTGGTTTTTTACAACTACTTATACTCCTATGTATTCTAGTGTTCGTAGAATACGTCTTGATCTTGGTGCTTTAATTGCCTCTATTCCAAATGAAACAATAATGTTGGCTTTGTTTGAAGCAAGTAGATATGTTGATAGTGTTTCTTTTGTTTCTTCTATTAATAATAATTCATCTTATTATAATATGGCACGAAGAGAACTTACTACTTGTTATGCTGAAGCAATATTAGTCAGAACAAGAGAAATTGATAATTCAGGAGATTTAAGAAAAACACTTGGTGATTTAAGTGTTGGTCGTGGTGGTGGTTCTGGTTTTGGAAATTTAGGAGATAAATTAGAAAACTGTATGGCTAAATGGGAAGTGGTTGTTCAAACAGGTGGAGAAATCGCATCTGGAACTAGTTTAAAACCAGGTTATACTGTCAAAGGTGCTACTGCAGAAGATAGAATTGGTGTGGGTCGAGAATGGGAACCTACCTCTTTTCCTGGATCTCAAGAACCAATAGGTAATTATTATCAACAAGCAACAGCTAGACGTTGGGTAAAAAAATATAGAAAAAGGAATAATTAATGATAGATTCTTGGGACATATTATATCCCGGTAGTACCAATATAGAAGTTACTACTCCTTGGTTATCTAATTCTAATAATATTGAAATAGATTTACGTATTGAGCTACATAAAACTCTTTATGGATCAATTGATGAAATTGCAAAAGGAAGACAGGGATTACTAAGAGTAGCACGTGTTGATAATAATGGAGATTTAGTAAAATGTCCATGTAGAGATGAAATAACAGACGAGCCAGATAAAGATTTTTTTTGTAAAACATGTTATGGATTTGGTTACTTGTGGAATGAACGGAAAATCGTGTATTATAGAGATGATGACTCTGTATCAAAACATGATGAAAGTTATTTTTATATGGAGTATTTTGAGAATCCTACAAGATTCGATTGTATAATAGAGGTTGCCCTAGATATGGATGGACAACCAAAAATGCCAGTAAGGCGCGAACTGTATTATCCTATTTTATTTGCTGAAGCATTTAGATCAGATACAGGTCGAATAGAATATTGGCGATGTCGAGCGAAACTCGAAAGGAAATGGTCAGTTTGGTATGGTACAAAAACTCGACAACATGAACCTACCACCAGATCTTAGAGATCTTGGTACAGATGGTGTTATACAAGTGTTCATGCGTCAAGTTCGTGAGCAAATGGTGGATAATAATAAATTCCCAAGTGCTGGTGAAATAAATGATTTTTTTCCTTTAGTTCATAAATGTATTATTTCTAAACAAAGAACTGAAAATATTGCAGATGATAAAATGGTTCTTTTTGTGGAGGAAGATCCTCCCGAAAAGCTAGACACAGAAACAATTACTTTTTTTATTCAATCAAGAAGTCCTGGACAATGGGCTCAAGGACCAGCTGGTACTAGCTCACATAAAGAAGTACGATTTCACGTCAGAAATGTAACAGAACATCCTGAACATCCTGGTGAAAAAATTGTTACTTCTGGAAAGTTTTATGATAATTATATTAGATTTAATGTGTATTCAAAAACCAATAAGCAAGCGCGTAAGCGCTTATTGTGGTTTACACAATTAATGGATCAATATCTTTGGTATTTTGCTCTTTCTGGATTTAAAGTTATAGAACGTGGTGTTGGAGATAGATCAAAGATAGAAATCAAAGAATATGGAAAGGTAACAATGTATCCTATTACTTATTATGTGAAATCAGAAGAGCTTGTTTATACAGGAACTCAAGAATTAAAGCAGGTTGTACTTTCTCTTGATACTGAAAAGAGTTAGTGCATTTGTTAGGAGGAGTCTATTATGGCAAATGTCCCTAAATTTCAATACCTGCCTGGTATCGTTGCAGAACTAAATGACAACAATCTTACCCCAGAAGCAGGTTCGGCTGCACCAAGGGTGCTTGTTCTTGGTACTGCTGGTAAAGGTCAAGGTAATAATCCTTTTTTGGTTCGTAGTACAGCACTTGCTAAAAGTGAATTTGGTTTAGAGGGAACTCTTACTAGAGGTATGTATGAAGTTAAAGAAGCTGGAGCCGAAGAAATAGCTTTATATCGGATTGGTGCTACTGCAGCAGTACTTGAAGGCATTGGTGGTTCTGCTACTGGTGGAACAGGATATACTATTACTACAGTTATGGAAGACGATACTGCAGGTGCAACATATGGTGTGTACTATGATGATGCTACAAATCGTTTAATTGTTGTTAATCTTGATGATGATTTAATTGTATTTGATAATGACTCAACAGATCCAATCGATAGAACAGAAGTCATTGTAAGTGGTTATAGAGATAATAGTGAATCTGCTGGTCATTGGGAAGATATTGGTAATTCAAGTACATATATTGCATTAGAAGATGTCAATACGGTGGTATCTCCAACTAATAGTGATTACGCATATACAGCTGGTACAGATGGTGTAAATTTAAGTCGAATGGAAATGTATGAAAAACTATATAAAGCTTATAGTTTATTATTAAATTATTCATTTGATGTTTTAGTACCAATGGATGTTTATTTTGACGATCGTAATGTTGTAGATCAAGGAAACGGATCTATTGCTCCTTTATCAAATAATGGTGCTAATACATATCCAACTGCTGGCGATTACAACCCAAGTGTGTCGGTAGATTCTCTTGGTTATTTTTTTGTTGAAGAATATCAGGGAGACTATCATTTCTTTTGGAAATTTGCAGCTCCTACTGTTGGAAATGTAACAGCTGATATTTGGCCAAACGGTCTTGGTTCTGCTAGTACAAGTTTAAAAATTGATGGAACAGCTCTTAGTTTAGAAGACTGGCACGAAGTGTCTTTTGGATATCAATTAGCTCGTTTCTTATTTGAATATAGTACAGTTAATGTAGAATCTACTGGCGTTATTGGTGTTCGTCCTCCAGCATCTATTGGTTTGGCTGATATGGCTACTTGGTTAGGAAAAGAACCAACATATAGTATTAATAATATTACTGGTGAATATTATATTAATGCTCCAACTGATGACGGTAATGGTTTGCTTGGTAATAAATTTATGGCTGGTAAATCAACTTGGCGTAGTGGTGAATATGGTGGCGGTATGATTGCTACAGATACAGAATTTATGGATGGCGAAGAATTAATTGATGATAATGATGCACCAATTGATCTTGGTAAATACATTAGTGTATGTGTAGATTATCCAATTTTATTTACAAGTTATTTATCTGGTGGGTACAAAGCAACATTTGCTCCATATTATGGTGGGTTTTATTCTGTTTTGCCTCCATCTAGTGCACCAACAAATAAAGTAGTTAATAGTATTAGAATGTTTTATAAAGTTGGTTTACGTAAATTAGACTTATTGTCCAGGCACGGATATGTAACTCTTAGAGAAAAACCACAAGGTGTTGTAGTTGCTGATGCTCCTACAGCTTCTTTACCAGGATCTGATTATAAACGTCTTAGTACAGTTAGAATCGTTAAAGATATTATTGATGCAATTCGTAGTGGATTAGATCCATTTATTGGTGAAGGAACTACAGATGCATCTAAAGCTACTATGCATGGTGTTGTAGATGGGATTCTTCTACGGGCTAAGCAAGCTAAATATTTAAATGCTTATCGCGAGTTTGAAATTTATCAGACCCCTGATATGAGAGTTGCTGGTAAGGCTGAAATTGCTCTAACTATAGTGGCTGCTTTTGAACTCCGCGAAATCACAGTAACTATATCTTTAGCAAAAGAATAGTTACATAACTAGGAGGTTGAACATAAATGGGTACTAGAAGTGAATTCACTAGAGGTCATAATAGTTTCAGTGGAGTAGATATCAAGGCTGTTTTTGGTACAAAAAGCATTGGTACTCTTCAAGGGATCAGTTATTCTATCTCTCGAGAAAAAGCTCCGGTTAACTTAGGTTAAAAGTGTAGGCCGGAGATGAAAAATGTCGCTCAAATCGGAGAACTCGTAACTGACAACTCCGAGGGTAAGTCTGGTAGCGATACCAGAATCCCGTAGAGACTTTAAGGATTGTCTCAAGATGAATAAAGTAGTTAAAAGAGATAGTATAGGAAGATATACAGGAAGTAATAAAGTTTACACAGAAGATGACTTAATTGGTGCAATTATTATTGCTAGTCAAATTCTTGGCAAACCCCCAACATTTCATGAAATGAAACAGTTGTCTAATACTCATAATCTTCCCCACCCAAAAACTATTCAAGATAGACTTGGATCTTGGGAAAATGCTCTTAGTGCTGCTAATTTTAATTCAAATAAGCATTATGAAAGGGATTATTTAGTTAAAGAGATAGAACGTTTTATTGATGAGAATAATCATATTCCAAGTACTAATGAATTTAGATATTCAAAAGAATATCCTGGTATAAAAGCATATAAAAGAATATTTGGTTCTTTTAATAATGCTTTAGTGGAATTAGGTTATACACCCGTTTGTGTAATTAGTAAAAATAAATATTCTCACAATACAATTGCTCGTGACGGCCATATATGTGACAGTGTCGAAGAATCTATGGTTGATAATTTTTTATTTTCAAAAGAAATTATTCATAGTATTCAACCATTATATCCTAGACATGATGAGTTAAATAAAAAAGGTTGGATTAGAGCAGATTTCTATTTAACTAAATATAATATTTATGTTGAATATGCTGGTTTGATTAATCGTTCATTTTATGCAGATAAACTCAGAAAGAAACAGCAATTAGCTACTGCTGTAGGAATCAATTTGTTAATTGTATATCCATCTGATTTATCTAAACTTGAGATGGTTTTTAAGACGTATTATGCGTAACACGCGACACATCCGTAGCTGGATGATGGAATAGTCCAACTTGCTACACAATGGGAAGTGCTGATCCAAGAGCTTTTGCTCGAGGAAAACGAGGGATTGCTGGAAGTTTAGTCTTTATCCAGTTTGATTCAGAGCCTCTGTTAGAGGCTATGTCAAACTTAAAGTTCTTAAGTGATATTGACGACTTGCGTCCAGAATATGAAGCAGGTGCAGGTAACACGTTAACAAACCCATTATCACCAACTCAAGCTGTTGCTGGTGCTGGTAGTATTAATGTTGCTGGTGCTGGTGCTGGTTCTCAAGAAAGCGATTTGGGCACAAATGTATTTACCGATCAGGCTCCTGCTACTCCATGGTATCCTGATCAAATTCCTCCATTTGATGTTGTATTAGCAGCAGCAAATGAGTATGGTGCAGTGGCTTCTATGCAAATTCTTGGAATAGAACTATTAAATTCTGGATATGGTGTGTCTATTGATGATATCGTTTCAGAACATAGTTATACCTATATTGCTCATAGTATCCTTAGTTGGCGCTATGAGACAGATCTAAGCGATTTACTTAAAGCCGCTAGTGGTGGCTAAAAGTAATATTATCCTATCTCGGTCTTGGGGCTTTATAGTCCCAGACCGCTCTTCTTTGGAGGTTTAAATGACCAACAACAAAAATAATCCATTAGTTACTGAAGGAACAAATGGTGTTAGAAAAGCTGTTGGGTCTCCGTTTTTAAATGGTAGTTTTTCAGGTGCTGATATAAAAGTTATTGTTCATTTACCTATTAATACTAGTGCTATTGAAATGGAACAAAATAAATTAGATGACGAAGAACAAGAGATACAACGTAGATTAAAACAAGCACAATATTATTATGGAATTGCTCAGTCAAGTGGTAGAGATGTTTCTAGTGATTTTAATAGAATTCAAGACCTAGAACAAAGATTAAAATCTTTAAATGACAGGCGTGGAGCAATTGTCAAAATTAAGGAAAATGGACATGGTTCTTTAACTAAAACTTTAGCTACAATACAAACAATTAGTTGGTCAATATATAGAGAAAAAGTACCAGTAAGATTTTTAGGATCTGTATATGCTAGAAGTTATGTTCGAGGAAGCCGTACGATTGCAGGGTCAATGATTTTTACTATGTTTGATCAACATGCATTTAGAGATGTATTAGACTGGGGTCTTAGTCCATATAGTACAGGACATGTTGAATCTGATCATGATTATTATAGAGATACAACTGTCCTTATAGATCAATTACCACCTTTAGATATTACACTTTTGTTTGCAAATGAATATGGAGCTATTTCTTATATGAATCTATGGGGAGTAGAATTTATATCTGAAGGTGCAACACATTCTATTGAAGACTTATTTTCCGAATCTGTTGTACAATATGTAGCTAGGGATATTGATCCAATACGTGAAGATATTAAACGAGAAACAGACTTGTATACTAATTCTTTAACAGGTAAAATTAAACCAAAGAATGCTTCTCAGTTAAGAGCTGAGGATCTTGATATTTCTGGTAGTGGTGTTAACAAAAGAAGGAATCCGTATATTTAATGTCACTTACAAATGAAAAAAATGAACAAATTGCTGGTTGGGGTGGGTTAGTAACCTATGAGGCTGACTTTTACTGTTTAGCCAAGGATACAGGAATATTAATTAATAGATCTAATGAGATATTTATATCAAATGTACAAGATATAATAGATGGAGATAAAGTATTATCTGTAGATAAAAATGGCAATCAGCTGTGGAAAAATGCATATTTAACTAAACGATCAGCACCAAATAATCTTAGACAACTAAGAGCTGGTAATCTTATAAATATTACACATACGCATAAATTATTTAAGCCAAAATTTGAAATAGAAGCAGCGGGTAACTTGTTAAAAGAAGATAAAATAATGTCTGTAAGTAAACTTAGCTTGCCAACTACTAGAAAACAAATTTTATGGTCTGATTTAATTAAAAATCCTCCAGAATGGTTAATTTTTAAAGAAAATAAAATTGGTCATTTTTATAGAAAAGAAGAAGTATTAATAAATAATACCGTTGAATTATCTAGAGAATTTGGTTTATTGATAGGGTTGTATCTTGCAGAAGGTTCAACAAATACAAATGTAGTTCAATTTGCTTTTCATGAAAAAGAAGATGAGATATCTAATATTATAGAAAATGTATGTTGTAAGATTTTTGATAATAATATATCTACAAAAACAAAAGTTTTTCCACAATATACAAGAAGAATAGTTTATATTTTTAACAAAACAGTAAAATATCTTATGTCTAATTTTTTATCAGGTAACTGTTATACAAAAAAAATTCCATATTGGTGTTTTGATGCTCCAAATGAATTTAAACTTGGGTTGTTACAGGGTTGGATTTTTGGAGATGGTGGTTTTAATATTAGATCAATAAGA